GTGCAGATTATGATAGTCCTCATAAATAAGTCAATTTTGCAGATAAAATTAGCAACTCAGGAAAAAATGATTTGCTTGGAGAAATCGAAACGATAAGCTGAGATAATGGTTTCTCTTCTTTAGTGAGCCTATGAAATGACGAAATGTGGCTCGCCACATCAAACAGCCGATAAAATGACAAAACAACTCGGCCATGCAGCCAAAACACTCCGGCTATCCGACAAAACAGCCCGGCTTTTTTTCGTCAAATCAGGTCGGCTTTAACAAAAAGGTTGCCTCACATTATTGCGTGAGGCAACCTTTTCGTTATTCAATATGGTCGTTGATCCAATACCGAAGCTCCGTTTCGTCCTTTGTGCCATCCGCGATACCAATGAACATATCGGCCAGCTCATTCTGCTCCAATTGGAACTGATATCCATTCCATTTGAGTAGCAGTTGCGTGACCATGGCGCCAATTCGCTTATTGCCATCGATAAATGCGTGATTGGACGCTAACCCAAACCCAATACGAGCGATTTTCTCTATGTCAGTTGGAAAAAGATCTTCTCCTCCAAATGATTGAAGAGGTGCGGCAATAGCCGCTTCTAATCCAGCACGATCACGCAGACCATCAATGCCACCAGAAACTTGAATGATACGGCTATGAATCGCTACGACATCTTCTGCTGTAACCCAAATCATTCTGCCATCCTCTTATAGTCAGAAGCGAACTCGCTCAATAGTTGATCGGTGTCCACCAGCATTTTTTCGCGGCTCACAGCTGTTACAGGCTCCTGAATCGTGACAGCAAAAGGCATGCCTTTTGCTCGAACAAAGGCATTGGCAAAAATATTAAAGGCAGTAGAAGTTGACATGCCCAGTGCATCACAGATGGCTGCCATTTGCGCTTTCACTTCAGAATCAATGCGAAAAGTCATGTTGGAATCCATGTTCAAGCCTCCTTTGCACTACAATAATACTACATAATATGTGCATTGTCAATCCAGTCGTTTCTTGATGATGGTCGGATGCGGCTGATCCAAAGGGAATTGATTATTCGACATAGTTCGATTATATCACAGAACGGCGACAACAGTGTGGCGCGGTTTTCCTTTTTTGCTCATTATGATCGATTTGTTGCATCTTCGACCGTTAATCCGTAAGACTTACCAGAATGGAGGTATGTCTATGTATCCGCGCACGATTATTGACTCACTATCGGCAGTTCCTAACAGAGATCAACTCACGCATAAAGATCTACACGCACATTTCAGCACTGGTCAATCGATTCTTCTTTCTGGTTCTGGGAGAGATAAGAAGTACGGGTACCGCAATGGTATCCAGACGGATCTTGGAGACATCAGGAACGATGTCTGGCGCGATTTGGTGCGTGAGCTCATTGTCCGGAGCCACGAAGAAGACTTGTTCGATAAACTCCTGGAGTGGGAGAAGGAGCACACCTATTGGTTAAAGACGAAAGCAGAACTGGAGCATTACACGCTTGAGCTCTACGCTGCAAGGATCTTTGACAACCCGAAATGGGTTGACTATGAAGCTTTTGCCAAGCACTATGGCTACCAGCCGCAGTCCTATGAGGGGTAAACAACTCAATGCATCGGATATACATGAAAACGGTAATGCCACATTGTGGCACTGCCGTTTTCTTATTGCCTTTTTTCAGTTCACGGTCTATTGACTACGCCAACAAAGAGTGGAAGTCCATCTGCACCAGTAATGGCGAATAAGAACGGTCGATCCAATACGAAGTCCATTTCCTCTTCAGGTGGCGCCGCAGCACCAGCCATCATCATGACGGTATATGCCGCTGCGGTAACCCCCTCTTCATCGATGGCAACGCGGGCTGCATGGTCGGCTTTGGAAAGGAATATCTCTGCAACTTTCGAAGTCATGGGACTGAAATCGGCCACCGTGGCATCGAATACACCGGTAATACCCAGCGCATTCAGGCCATCACGCAGGTCAAGATCAGAGACAACATCAAATTTGGGAACGGACATATTCACGATCAGGTGCTTGCTGTTCTCCCAGTTTCCATTGCTGTTTAGGAACTCAATCGTTTGCTCATCGGCAAGCAGATCATCCATAGCCACGCCATCATCAGGCAGGAGGAACCACATTTTGCCGCTGCCCTCCAGGCTCAGAGCAACAGCGCCGAACTGATCTGCCCAGTAATAGGTGTTGCTGCCGCCCTTGTGCATGAAGTCGCACTCCACGGTCTCTCCATCAGCACTGAACAGATGGAACAGGCCCTTTTCCGTTCCGGCCTCATTGAACTCACTGTGCCACTTGGCTCGGTAGTAGATGGTAGAGGCCAAAGCCATAACGGTCTCGGGGTCCATCGACAGGCCATCGGCCTGCGCTTCCAGCAGTCCTCCGGTCTGCTCATTGATCCAGTCCCGCAAGGCCTGATTAAATTCCTCGCTGCCCATCTCACCACGGAAGGAGGACGCATAGTAATTCTTTGCCAGACTGTCCATTGTGGACTGGTTGAAATTTACGGACTCATTCAGCCACAGGGAGTTTGCCAGAATGCTTGTCACGGCGCCGTCATTGCTGTAATTGGCGTTCCAAACACTGGCCGCCTGGGAGCGCAGAGCCTCAATGCTTTCACTTCCTAGAAGGTCAAGGATCTGCTGGCGGCTTTCACTGTCCGTCACCTCTGCCAGCATGGCGAGGGCCATGTAAACACTCAGAGGAGAGTATACCTTGTTCTCCCCGTTGGAATTGCTGAGAAACTCTCGGATTGAACTGGCGAAGAACGGTTCCAGACCGTCTGCATAGCCTTCCGGCTGACTGCGTTGGGCCTTTCTGTCCGACTGCCAGGCGTCATAGACCACATCAAAGCCATCGCTGTCAAACTCACCGGTCTTTTCATCAAAATACTCCATCTCGTTTGGGTAGGGAGCCATCTCCGGATAGCTAGCCAGTGCCAGAGCATAGGCCGATGCGGAGTTGTTTGGTTTCTTTTCGTCCATATTGGTATCTCCTGCGCAGCCTACCATAGAAATCAGGCAAGCCGCTGCGAGGCATAGCGCTACAATTCGTTTCATACTGCGTACCCTCCTTAGTCTACGATGGTGTCTGTGCAGATTACCTGCGTTATGATTTCCATAGCAGTCTCGCCGTAGCGTGACCACCAGCTATTTACACCCTGGGTCGTTGCCACAAAGTTGCCTTTGCTGGCAGGGTAACTGATAAAGTTCCAGATAGCACCGCCATCGTAGGTGCCCATGGAACCATTTCCAAATTCCTTCATTGACAATCCGGTGCCACAGACGCCGAATGTAGGCCAATATTGGAAATCGATCCATCCATCTTCACCAGCGGGTCGGAAACTGACGCCATAGCTCATGCCATCGGCACTGTATTCCTCAACCTTGTATTCCCAACCAGAAAGAAGCGGCACACTGACGCCAAATCCGCCGTGTTCGTAGGAAACATTACTTGTGTCAGCGGCGTCCACGAGATCAAAGCCTGCATAATAGGTTTTGGTGTCATAATCACCGGTACCCCGGAAATCCATAACCGATTTGCTGATCCGGTAGGAACCTGCGGGAAGCTCTCCGTACAGGCGGCTCCAATTCACTTCCCATTCTGTTTCCGCATTGTTAGGGATCATCCATGCTTCTGACGTCCAGGCAAGCTCATACTCCATAGGAAGCAGCTCGACCGCAACCCACTCGCCATCCTGCAGCATTTCGAGTCCGTAGTAACTGCCGGTCTGCAGCTCACCGGTTGGTTCTCCATCTTGCTGCGTACAAACAATGGTCAATCCAGACGGGGTAATATTCTTTGCAGTAAGCTTCACTCCCCAGGGATCCTGATAGGCGCTTATCGACGGAGTACGACTGATACCAACAAGACCGGATATTGCCGGAGTGCGTTCGCTCTGTTTTCCATTGATCCAAACCTTGTCGGTGGCCTTGATCACATCGCCCATCTGCACTTCAAGGAATAGATGCCACTGAGCCATATCCTCTGTTCCTGCCTCAGGGACCTTACGGTCAATCGTAATGTCCCACCCATCCAATGCACCGTTCTCAATACGGTGACGACGCACATCTGTAATCTCATGCCGAATTGATCCGCTGCCTTCCTGCAGTACGATCAGAACAAGATTCTGCCGTTCAAAATAGGCGTTATCATATTTGTCGCAGGCATCCAAAAAGCCGATTGTGCTGTCGGAGTAGACTTTCTCTCTTCGTTCCAGACTATAAATGTCCTTGTATGCCTCGTAATAGGCTTCCAATTCCGCTCTGGAACTGATCACGGTGTGGTAAGGATAGCCATCTTCAGGTCCGCCATTGGTCCGGATGTACTGCGCCTCAAAAGCGTATGCTCCCGGTTCAGGCGTCACGGAATCTGGATCAGCTTCATTTCCTACAATGGTCCATCCGAGTTCCGTAAGCTCTTCTATGACCTGTTCCGGAATATCGGCCTGCGTACCGTCTTCCAATTTCACACACCAATACGCACCGGTCCTGCCTGGATAGGTTTCCGCAATCCCATCGTGGAAGATCAAAATCTTATCGCCGGTCCCCAAGCCAGAGAACAGACCTTCCTTATCCTTTCGGTTGCTCATGATAATGGGTGAGTTTCCATCGATGAACATATACGATCCGTTGTCCGCTACTAAGCAGCGTCCGACAGAGAAACTCATGGAGTGATTTATCATATACCAAAGGCCACCCGCACAAAGTAGCAGTATGACTCCTATCACACAGAGGGGAAGAACCCATTTCTTTTTCTGTTTCATATCAGCAGCCTCCTTTTCATATCAGACATGAATCCCTTATTGATATAGACGCAAAAATAGGGAAAATGTTCCCTTGTGATGCGATTTAGAGAGTTGCCGGAACAAGTGAGTAGCATAATCGAAGTCAAAGGCAACCTCACGATCGTCACTTTACTTCATCACTCATTATACGACCATCGACAAAACCCTACAACCCACCTAAGTTCCTGTGCATACCAAAACGGCAATACCTGCTTGGTATTGCCGTTTTGGTATTAACTCTTCAGCTGTCTATCCTTTGCAAAGGCCATCAGCGCCTCATGCTCGTTGGGGATCTGCTCATCCAAGACTGCATCCAGGCATTCCTGCAGCACACGGCCAATGGTCGGTCCCTGAAAGCCCAATGTCATCATATCATGTCCATTAACTGCCAAGTCCTTGAGTGTGAAGCAGCTCTCTTCCTGCAGGATCTCATTGATCATTTGCGATACTTCCTCAAAGATTGCGATCCGGTGTCTGCAGATGGCCGATTGACCAAGCGTATCTGCCTTGTGCAGCTCGATCAGTTGCCGGGTAGCATCCTCACCGTGCTTGCTCAAAAGCCGTTTGATTGGCTTCCTGTCGGCCGTGATGGGCATGTCATGATAGCGAACGAGTCTTACAATTTGTTCTTTGCTGGCGTTATCGAAGCGAAGTCTACTGAGGATACTCTCCGCCATTGAAGTACTCTGATCCGAGTGCCCGAAGAAGTGGCCAATGCCATCCTCGGCGAGCGAGAAACAGGAAGGCTTCCCAATGTCATGCAGCAGGGCTGCCCAACGAAGCACCGGTTCAGGGGTGATACTTTCAATGACCGCGATGGTATGGTCCCAGACATCCTTGTCATGATGTGGATTATGCTGCGGAAAGCCAAACATGGGTGTGAGCTCCGGGATCGGGACGGCCAGCACATCGGCGAAGTCCCGCAGAACACCTGCCGCGCCCTGAGCGCAGAGCATTTTGGTAAGCTCAACCAGAATGCGCTCCGCAGCGATACCTTTGAGCAAGTGCTTGTTCCTGTGGATGGCCGCTGCCGTGGCAGCTTCGATCGTCATGCCATACACGGAGGCGAAGCGAAGGGCTCTGAGCATTCTCAGGCCATCTTCCTGGAATCTCCGATCTGGATCTCCCACGCAGCGGACAAGGTCGCCGGCAATGTCCGCCTTGCCTCCTACGAAGTCAACAACACCTGTCCTGGGGTTGTAGGCCAGAGCGTTCATGGTGAAGTCCCGGCGCTCAAGATCGTCCTTCAGGCTGCGGGTAAAGCTGACTGAGTCCGGATGCCGATGGTCGGAGTAGTCCCCGTCAACGCGATAGGTCGTGATTTCTAGAGGCTCTTGGTCGATCACAACAGTTACAGTCCCATGCTTCAAGCCAGTCTCAATCAGGTGGTAGCCTGTAAAGATCTCCTCCACCTGCTCTGGGAGCGCGTTGGTGGTGATGTCCCAATCCTTCGCAGGACTGTTGTCACGCACATAATCACGCACTGCGCCACCAACAAGGTACGCCTCATAGCCGGCCGCTTCAAGCATCTCAAATGCTGTATTCACTTGTGGTGGCAATTTCATCATAAGATCACATCTCCAGTGCGGCGAGGAACAGCGCATTGAGTTCCTCCCAGTCCTTCGTGATTTCTCTCGGATACTGCTCCACCAGAGCACGCACATCTGCAATGCTCCGATCCATGTAAGCGTTGAGGATATCGATTCTCGGGATCATCTTCACCTCAGGGGAGTTCATCTTCAGATCAAGCAGCTTCGCAACGGTTTTCTCCAGGTAGTCCGGAAGCTGGCTCGCCGCCAGTTCAGAAAAGAGCATTGGGGGCGGAGTACCTTTTTCAAGGATCCACCGGCAAGCGAGGATTGGCCGCAGTACATAGAAGTACTTCTTGGCCTTCACCATGTCGCCGCGCAGGTATTCTCGATAGTTTCCTTCCGCCATCTGCAGATAGTGCCAAAGGCCACTCTTGGACGAGAAGTAGCGCCGCATGACGGGCTTAAACGCCTCAGTGAAGTCAGTGGTCTGATACACGATGGGAGAGGAAAACCACTCAAATACGGTGGGGTTGGATTTGTGGAGCAGCTTCAGCGCCTTCTCTACATCCCAGCCGTTGATGTCCAGCACATCGTTGATTGGCAATTCAATCACATCACGCGGACGATTCAGCTTGAGATAGCTTTCTTTATCACGGACATAGATAAACCGCACATCGTAGTCGCTATCCGGTGAGGCAAAGCCCCATGCCCTGCTGCCGGATTCCACCGCCAGCAGGATGCGGCAGTTCTCCCGCTTCTCGATCTCATGTAGTTTTTCTTGAATCAATGCCTCCACGGTGCAACACCGCCTTTCTATTTTAGTCGGACGCCTTGAAGTTGTAAACAGGGCGAATCCGCTGAACGATTTCAACGGTAGGTTCAATCTGGTCTATGATCTCATCCATACTCTTATAGGCCATGGGGGATTCATCCAGGGTATCGGGAACAACACAGGTCGTATAGATTCCTTCCATCTCCTTCTGGAACTCTTCCATAGAGAGAGCCTGAAACGCTGCGTGACGGCTCATGAGACGACCGGCACCATGCGGAGCGGAGCAGTTCCATTCCTCATTTCCCTTACCGATACAGATGAGGCTCCCATCCCGCATGTTGATGGGAATGAGCAACTTTTCTCCCTTCCGTGCAGAGACGGAACCCTTGCGCAGAATCATGGCGTCCGTATCGATATAGTTGTGGATCGTCGTAAACTCATCGACAGGAGTAAGCCCCATACCAGACAGAATCACATCCACCATTGCTTTGCGGTTGAGTATGGCGAACTTCTGCGTCAGCTTCATGTCGTGAATGTAGTCGTCAAAAAGTGCGCCTTCCACATAGGCAAGATCCTTGGGAATGCTCAAATCGTGCTCACGCTTGAGAGCCGTGATCGTCTTTTGAATCTCCTTGAACCGGCCCTCCGCCTTCATCTGATCGATCGTAGCCTTGATCTGATAGTGTGCGCCACCCCAAAGAGCACGGCGGCCCTCGTCCTGATAGAAGTTTGCAACCTCAGTCCCAAGATGCCGGCTGCCGGAGTGGACTACCAGAAACAGCCGCCCATCTTCCGCACGATCCACCTCGATGAAGTGGTTTCCGCCGCCAAGGGAGCCGATGCTTCTCATCGCGCGATTGAGGTTGACTTGATCTGCGCAACACAGCTGAGACAGATCGAGTTCCGCATTCAACGCATGGATCTCGTCTCTCACCTCTCGACCGTAGGGAATCTCCTTCCGAATCAGCGCGTCCAAACGCTCGAAATCAATCTCACGCTCGGACAATTCCACCGTTTCCATGCCGCAGCCGATATCAACACCGACCATGCCTGGAACGATTTTGTCCCGAATGGTCATGGTGGTACCAATCGTACAGCCCTTGCCAGCGTGGACATCAGGCATAACGCGGATCTTGCAGCCCGCGAATTCCTTTTGATCACAGACCGACTGGATCTGGGCGCGGGCTGCATCTTCCAGTACAGGGGTATAGCAGAAAGCGGTATTATATAATCCTTCTATCTTTACCATAGCGATTTCCTTTCTTCTTACTTCCTATTTTACGGATAGGCTCCGTTAATTGCAACAGCTCTCTTGGTTGCAAAAAAAGGAGGCAATAGCCGATCTGCTATCACCTCCTGCAGTACACACTTATGCCACAATTGCCGCATACCGCTCCGAGCCTAGGACATCCATCATCAAAGCGAAGGGAGACAGGATGCCTGACTTCAACATGGAAAAGATACGGGCATTGCAGCCGGATACCAACGCGACACCTTGAGCGTTGACTCTGACAGGCTGCTGCCGATTACGGCTATTCACATTCCAGAACACCAGATCGGGCAGCTGATATCCATGCTCCGAGAAGAGCTTCTGCGCATACTCAAAGTTCGTCAGAGAGCAATCTTCGGTGCAGTAATCAAACTCCATGTCCGAAATGATGAAGATCTTTGCGGGCATCTCTTCCTGCGGGACATGGTTTTCCACCGCAGCTTTCAAAACAAGCTCGAACACACGCTGGATATTCGTGTTGGCCACTTCGTTGAACTGATGGGAGTACCGCACCTTTTCAAAAATATCCTTGCCCTTGATCTCTACCAAGCGTGGATTCTCTGAGAAAGTGATGAAGTGGTTATGAAACGCTCCCGTATTTCGCTCGGCATAATAGATGCCCAGGGAGAGCGCGACCGTTGCGGGGATGGGATCTGAACCTCCATACATGGAGCCAGAGCCATCAATGACGACCAGTGCATTCTCGCCGCCTGTGAAATCTTCCTGAGCGTTCCAGGTGACATCGATTGCTTTCCGCTCTTCTGCTCTAATGTCCCTTTTGAAGAACGGGGTGATGATCTCGTAAGGAGTCAGAGTGCCTGCATGAATCTGCTCAGCTCCTTCTGCAACTCGATCAATAAAGGCTGTGTAGCGTTCGCCGTCATTACGCAGGAATGCCTTCCGGTACTTGAGCATTGCTTTGGAAGGCTGTTTGGCATAGTCGAAGGTATAGTCTTTCTCACGGAGGTTATTTTCAATGATGCTGATCGTTGCTCGCAGGGCGCTGAGGGTTTTGCGATACTGTGCATCGTTCATGCCCAACGCGCGGGCGATGTGCTTTGCGTGCCGAATCGCGTCATCGTTGGAGGCATTGACAGATGGGAGCCACTTGGCCATAAGGGATACCGATTCGCCCGCCTCCAGCGCTTTGCAATCGGCTTCGAGTTGCTTTTTGATATACGCAAGAGCCTCCCGCTCACATTTGGTACCCATCAGGGCAAGGAGATCGTCATAGCGTCCATACTCTGCAATGTAGGGGATGTTCTTTTCCACAGACTGAGGCTCATTGTGCGCAAGCCACTTGAGGATGGTGCGGAAGACGCGGCGCTCCCCGATACCGCCACGGATATCTCTTGCGAAAAACAGCGTTTTCATGGCGAGATCAGCATTCTCTGCGTATGCGCGGAGGAATCGATTTGTGATCTTCTCGTCACTCTCCCGTCGGAGTGCGCCGATGGTCGCAAACAGATCCAAACACTCAGATTGGGTGGACTGATATGTAACCGCTCCGTTTTCCGTATGGGTCAGATTCGCTTCGTTCTTTAGATACTGCAGCATGATGATCCCTCCTAACGCAATCGCAGTATAATAAGACAAGGCCCGGTTCCAAAAGGAACTGCAAATTTCAGCGTAGTAACGCCGTGGTCAAAACTTCCCTGACAAGAGTGCTTTTTGCTGTACGGGCCTTTCACAAGATGCCATCATGGTCACAAGATAGTTACGATTACTGTCGGATGCATGTTGTGTTGCTGTTGGCATCTTTCTCTGTAAAACAAGGCACCATATGAAGTGGGAATCGAACCCACGAACGACGGGTATGAACCGCCTGCTTTCACCATCTTAGCTATTCTGATCGTTTGCTGTTGGTGCCTTTCCTGGAAATGCAGCGGTCTGGCATTGAAAACTCAAACGGTTTTGGCTACGAGGCCTGGCGTCAGAAGTCTTACAGTACTGCCAGCCGCTACATCTTACAAGACGCCGCTGGTTATCATCACAAAGGGACTTTCACCCTTTATCGTCCGGCCTGAAGCCGCATGCTCCATAAGTGAGCTAATGTTGATAGTGTAGATTGCTGTTGGCGTCTTTCACAAAGCGCATTCATGTTCCAACTTCGCCGGAAGGCTCATCGGAAGTAGCCTCTATGATTAAAAGTCATATGCTTCGTAGTGTTGCTGTCTGCGCTTTTCTTGACCTAAGGATACCCTCTGGATCAGGAAAAATCACGGAAAAAAAGTTGCGAACTCATCAGGTGGGCATAGAAGGGATTCTCCATTTTGGAAGAATATCAATGTAGTCTGATGCTCTTCCGAAAAGTGTTGATTTTTTTCGCAGTCTGAACATAATCATAGTAAGACACTTTGTGTCGAGTAGTCGGTATTGATAGGATTGCTTTGATGCTGTCCGTTCTTTTGGACATCTAACAATCTAAAGTGATACTATCTGGCGAAGAGGAGGTGGAGTGCATGGCATACAGCGAGTTGGTCAAAAGCTTTGAACGGATCCGGAACTATATGCGCGAGTTCTATGTCTATGGATTTAAGAGCCGTGATGAGTATGGAATGAAGAGCGCCAGGAGCTATGACAACGAACGGCGCAGAATTGAAAGCTGGCTGGGCGACTACATGTCTTTTCATCAAGAGTCATCCGGAAAGAAAGTATTTCTCTCTATGGATAGCCGGAGAGTTCCCTGCAATCCGCTTTATAAGGCATTCAAAGCGAAGAGCTTCACGGATAAGGACATTACCCTCCACTTCTATATTATGGATCTTCTTGCGGATGGCAGTGCGCTATCTTCCAAGGAGATTGTTGACCGGATCAACGATGTCTACCTCTCACATTTCAACGGAGACTTCTCCCTAGATGAGTCCACCGTGCGGAAGAAACTCAAGGAATATGAAGATATCGGTTTATTGCAGTCGGAGAAAATCGGGCGTGAAGTCATCTACCGGAGGACTGACAATGCTGAAATCGACTTGGATTCCTGGGCGGATGCGCTTGCCTATTATTCAGAAGCAGATCCTCTTGGTGTCGTAGGTTCCTTCCTTTTGGATAAGCTGAAACACACAGAGGACATCTTTCGCTTCAAGCACCATTACATTCTGCACGCGCTTGATAGCGATATTCTGTGTGATCTGCTGCTGGCGATCAACGAGCGCCGAGCAGTGGAGCTCTCTATCTGCAGCTTGCGCAATGGGCGCGACTACCAACGAACTGTCTGCCCGCTAAAGATCTACAGCAGCACGCAATCCGGCAGGCAATATCTCCTCGGCTACCACTACCGTGGCAGGCACCTGATATTCTTCCGCTTGGACGCGATCAAGAAAGTCACAGCCGGAAGCGTTGAAAAGCAGTATGAAAAGTACTTAGGTTTCCAGCAGAAATTCGATGAGCATCTCTGGGGCGTTTCGACTGGCCCGGACTATAACCTGGATCATATTGAGATGACGATCCACTTCGGTCCCGGTGAGGAATTCATTCTTCATCGACTGGATCGCGAAAAGCGCCACGGCCGCATAGAGCTCTTGGACGATCAGACCTGCCGTTTTATCGCCGATGTTTATGACGCTTCGGAGATGCTGCCGTGGATTCGAACCTTCATCGGTCGCATAGTAGACCTTCAATGCAGCAACAAATTTGTTGTTAAAACCTTCAATGATGATCTCAGGCACATGGAAGCCATTTATGGGGGTGAGACAGATGCTGTTTAGTGAGATCTACGGCAGCTACTTCAATGTCGTTGCCGCTGTATTGTCCGAGGCTGCGGAAAATACACTGACAACTGGCAAACTGACTGCTATCGTGCAGGAAAAAGCGTTTGCAGAAAGTGTACTGTCCATTCCTGCCGCCTTGCAGTCCGGAGCATGGCCGTTACTGGACAGCGGCTACCATACGGTGCTGCGAGGAAAGCCGACAATGCCTTTAACCACTTTGCAAAAGCGATGGCTGAAGGCCCTTCTCTCAGATCCGAGGATCGCTTTATTCGATCCAGACATGAGAGGTCTCGAAGACGTGGAACCGTTATATACCCAGGATACCTTCGTCCGGTTTGACCAGTACGCAGACGGAGATCCCTATTCCGATCCCAATTATGTTCATTGCTTTCGCATGGTATTGCGAGCGATCCATGAGAATCGGAAGATGCGAATTCGATTCCACGGACATACTGGAGTCCGCCATTCTTTTGTCTGCAATCCGTACCGCTTGGAGTATTCGGAGAAGGACGATAAATTCCGGATCTTAGTGACGGGGATGCGGAGGATGAACACGATCAACATGGCCCGTATTCGTTCCTGCGAGCTGCTAGAAGAATATGACCCAGGCGCTGTGACCGTGCCGAAAGGACGCCTCAAAGCACTTACGCTACTTCTCCATGATGAGCGCAATGGCTTGGAGCGTGTCCTATTGCATTTCTCCCATTTTGAAAAGGAGACGCAGAAGCTGGACGAGCGGCTATATCGAATCACACTCCGATATGACCAAGATGATGAAACAGAGTTGCTGATCCGCGTATTGTCCTTCGGGCCAGTCCTTGAGGTCGTGGCACCCATTACGTTTCGGCAACTCATGAGAAATCGAATTCAAAAGCAGGCATTGTATGCAGCCAGAGGATTCAGTCAATAACAGAAAAATGAGGGCTTTCACTACATGTGTGAAAGCCCTCAACAATTTAATGATACAGTAATCGCGCAGAGATGTCAATCTGGTCTTGCACATTCGCGCCACATTTCATTGTAATGACTAGTTTTTTGAAAGATAAGTTGTGTCTTTCCTGCATTGATTTTTTGTCTATCCTATGCTATCTTATAGGTACAGAAAGGGTGAGTCCAATGTACAGCTAACTCCCTCTCAACTCAAGAAAGCGAGGTTAAATTGATGTTAGATACTAAGAACGAAAGATGAGCCTTGACTGCTTTTGCTGGTGGTCAAGGCTCATCTTTTTCGTGTAAATCACAAGTCCCGAAAGGGGCTTTTTTTGTTTGCAGGTAATTTGATAATCATCTGTATTCAAGGTGCTAATAGGGATAATTCGCATTGTCCGTTCTTTTGGACACCGACAGCTCTATGATGATTACAATCGAACGAAAGAAGGAGCAATTGCCGTGGAGTACACTGTTCTGGATATGGAGTGGAATCAGGCGCTTAACTTTTCTGAGATGGTCAAAGATCCGGTTTTCTTGACAGGTGAGATTATTCAGATTGGAGCAATCAAGCTAAATCAGACTCTTGAAGTGGTAGACTCCTTCAATGAACGGATTGCGCCTCAGTACTATACAGAGCTTCACCCCAAGGTTGCGGAGATCACCAAACTTTCCAATCGGGATTTACAAAAAGGGAAAGGGTTCCATACGGTGTTTAATTCTTTCTGCGATTGGTGTGGCGATGACTTTGTGTTCCTGGTCTGGGGGACGGAAGATCTTCGTATTTTGCGAAAGAATATGGATCTCCATAATATTGATACCAGCTTTATGCCCCCGTGTTTCAATCTACAGAACATCTTTGTGGATCAAGTTACACACGATACAAAGCAATACGCATTGGCCAATGCATTGGCGATCGTCGGCGAGGTTCCATTTGATTCCCACGATGCCCTAAATGACGCAAGGAGCACAGCGCTTCTCTGCACACATTTAGACCTCATAAGGGGACTGAACGAGTACAAGGAGACCGTAGAGAATAGAAATGGCATCGTTGAGAGTTACGAGTTTGAAGAGCCCTATGCCGATATTGGCGATGCTCTGAGCGATGATTACGTTGTATCCTTCGAGTGTCCACATTGCGGCGAGATCGTCTGGGGAGAAAACTGGATCCGAAAGACGGGTACAAATCTCCTGTCTCTATCACAGTGCAGCGATGGACAAGAATACCTTATTAGCCTCAAATTCCGACCGATTGCAGAGAATAAGGTTGTTGTGAAGCGGCTGGTCTATGCTCTGACGGATGAACTGCGAACGGACTATCAGCAGTGTATGGAGCAGGCTGCTGCATGGAGCAAATATGTGATCCCCGCATACTCGTTTTGACTGTGAGGAAATAACCATGTTGAAGCTTTTCGATACCGTTACCTTGAAAAATGATGATCCCGAAACTGGGGTCAAAGCAGGAACTGAAGGAACCATTGTCGATGTACTCGGTAACGGCAAAGCATTTACCGTTGAATTCTTTGATGAAGATGGGAATACAATAGAGGCATCCCTTTATACAGAGTACACTCCAGCGCAATTACAAAAGGTCGAAACAGCCCTGACTCTAACATAGCAGATTTAATCTGTGCAAGACGCACTCAATGGCGTTTAGAGCGCAGGATTCCATAAAATGCAAAAATGCAAAAAGCTATATAGAGGACTGGACATGCGCATTTTGACCTGTTATAATAATATAATGCATCCGGGTATAGCGAAGTTGGTATCGCGCCTGGTTTGGGACCAGGAGACCGTGCGTTCGAGTCGCACTACTCGGACCAACGAAAAAAGGGACTCTGAAATTGCTGATTTCAGAGTCCCTTTTCCTTGTTCAATGTCTACTGTGATGTTGGATCTAAATCCGTCGAATTCGACGGGTTTAGGCAGTTAGCCAGATCCGATTCATAATCACCACGCACTACCGCACTCGGTGAGTGAACGACATTAACCTGCACATTGACACTTGCGTTCATAAAAACGCCGATCTTTTCAGCCGCGCCTCGCTTCATTTGTTCTGTCACATGCGTGTAAGTGTCCAGCGTGAATGCGGCACTATAGTGGCCGAGCATGCCAGCGACCGTTTTTGCATCTACGCCGCTCTGAATTGCTAAGGTCGAAAATGTATGTCTCAAATCATGAAAGCGAACGCTTTCATCCACTCCGGCAGCGGCGAGCATTTGTTTGTGTAAATGTCGAAGAGAGTCCGGACTCCAGTAACCATTAGTTCTTGGACACCAAAACATGAGGGGACTATCCGGATGCTTGTTGTGCTCATCTATGAGCAAAGCAACAGTATTCTCCGGAAGAGCTATTGTTCGAATCGAATTCTCAGTCTTCGGTACAGAAATGCACAACTCTCCCCCAGAACGAGTGAGCTGCTTGTTAACCGTCAGCATTCGTGTTTCCGGATTCAAGTCGGCCCACTCCCGGCCAAGTAATTCTCCCCGTCGAAGCCCACTTGTCAATTCCAAATAGAAAAGCGCATAGACCCCAAGTCGCTTTGCCTCATCCAGATATGCACCTATCTTGTCCTGCGGCAGGACGTGCATTTCTTTCTTTTCACGCTTTGGAATTTTGCAGTTATCGCAAGGGTTGAAGGGAATAATCCGCTCCTTAACTGCCTGTTTCAGAGCGCCGCTCAATACCGCATGAATGTGCTTCACGGTGCTTGCGGACAATGGCTCATATTTTCGATTTCCATGGTTGTCTAAGCGGCCCTGTGTGTGCAGATCATTGTAGAAGCGCTGAATCTGGATTGAGCTGAGCTTTGAAAGCTGGATATGGCCCAAAACCGGGATGATGTGGTTCTCGATCATGCTCCTATAACCATCTGCTGAGCTGGGGCGAAGATTTGGCTTTGTGTAGGAATCAAACCAAAGCCGAATCCATGTAGAAAGGGGCTGTGAATCATATCCTTTGCCCTTGCGATAATAAGGCCCTGTATCCTGTTGGATGGCTCGTACCAGCTTCGCTGCGCATTCTTTTCGTGTCTTAGCAAAAACGCCCTTTTGAATACGCTTTCCCGTTAGAATATCGTAGCCGGCAGTATATCGACCTTCCCAACAGCCGGGGTATCTCTCTCGAATGCTGCCTTCGCCATTCGCTCTTTGCCTACCAGCCATAATGATCTCTCTTTTCCATTTGCGTCTGAGCATCAAGCCACGAGAGAAATTTTCCTTTGTCAATATAGACCCTTTGACCACTTACTGTATGGGGAAAGTCATCTCTCTTTAGAAGTCTATATGCAACCGTAAGACTGCATCCGAGGGTCTTTGCAACGAGCGGCATCGTCATCACATCCGGAAGATCTTCTTTGCGCCGGATTCGCGGCATCTTACTATCGTCCATCCTTGTCACTCCGTATAGAAGAGAGAGTCCTTCTCTTCTGTTTGCACATTTAGCCAGGTAAGGAATTTATCTTTCGGCACGAAGATACGACTTCCAACTTTGAAGGCAGGAAAGTCGATGCGCTTCACAAGCTCATAGACCTGAGACAGCCCGAGGCCGAGGAAATTGGACACCTCTTGAACATTGAGGATAAGGGGTAGCTCATCGGAACTCTTATACTGGCAACTTTTCATTTTGCATTCCTCCTGTGAAGTAATCTATATCAATACTTACGAGGAGGTTTGGTAACCAACAACAGGTTCGTACAAATTATCAGCAATAGAAAGCAGAAACTGCATTTTATTTGTGGCGAATTTGCCGCAATTAAACGGCAGTTGCGTTGGGGCGTTATGAGATTAGCTAAAAAAGAAGCACTTACGGATCAATACCGTAAGTGCCTCTCTATGGGTTTTCAAATTACTGGATGGCGTCTTTGAAAGCCTTTCCTGCTTTGAACACAGGTGCCTTAGATGCAGGGATATCAATCTGCTCACCTGTTGCAGGATTCTTGCCAGTACGGGCAGCACGTTCTTTGACCTCGAAAGAGCCGAAGCCCACCAGCTGCACTTTGTTGCCAGCCTTCAAAGCGCTCTCAGTAGTCGTGATAAATGCAGCGAGAGCAGCCTCGCAATCCTTCTTGGAAAGTCCACTCGCTTCAGCCATTGCGGCAATCAGTTCGGTTTTATTCATAGTTTTTCTCCTTGATGTTATTTTGTTTTCTGTATAATTGTTTAGGTGCCTATGGAATGAAATGACAAGACCCTCTTAGAGTTTTTCACGCACCATCATAAGGGCATAACCAAGTAGATTTTGGCCTTGCCATTTTGCCCGGTCAAGTCTGCTTGGATCACGCATGGATAAACCAATGCCCCAAATCCGATCATTTACAGCACACTCAGCAAGAAATGCATTTCCAGTATCTTTCAGTCTCTCCCTTAGATCAGGGTTCTGCGTAAACTTTGCGAAAAGCCCCTCATAGACGACGATTTGTCGAATACCGTTCCATAGGCTCTCATCATAGCCGGATACAAGCCGTCCAAGAGCCTTTATCTCGGCAGCATTATCCGTAGCAAGAATCTGTGTGGCAACCTTTTCATCGCCAAAGGAAAGTGCCTTGCGGTACATCATATACTGCTCCATTGAGGAAAAGGTGATACCGTTGTGCGTAAATGTGGAAGGATACCAGTTGCTAAGGTATCCATTCTCTTCGTTATTGTTGTGAAAACAGATAACAGTCATTCCCATTTCCTCGTTCCTCCATAAACGAACATCTTCTCATGCATGGATATCTCTGACATATTACTATTATACCGAGCGCAGGATGAAATGGCAATCCCAACTTTTTTACTGTCAATTTCTACTTCTTCCTTATTTGGATGTAACTCCAGTAAGTCAACAGAGGGCCAGCCCCATTAGAGCTGGCCCTCTATGCACCAAAAGGCATACTTTTTGGCTGATGGCATTTTTGGTCGATCGAAATCAAATATGTGTTTCAAAATGCCATAAACAAATTAGTGAGATATTTCAAAAAACAATGGACATTATGGTGCAATTCTTCTCCATAAAACGTCGCCCTTTCCCGATGCTCGCATTACAATCGCATTAATGCTTTTAGAACAGTATAGCAAACTATTCGCAGAGAGTGATCAGGGGGATTTTCGTACCATCGGTGGAGCAAAATACTGTCTTTCGGCTAAAATTACTTTTCGTATACTGCGAATTACCGCATATACAATTGTCTGTCGCTGATGAAGGGTGATAAGGTGGTCGAGCTGCTGAAAGAAACCTCCAATAGTCTGTTGTTCTCGCATCGTTGGCGGCATCATCAGCTCCATTACAGCCATTTGCTTTCCCGAAACCTCGACGAAAGTTGATCCAGCCCCAACAAGCTCTCCATATCGTTTTAATTCTTCGGTTCGAGAAAAAATGAAGTAAGAGTCAAGCTCTCCACGATGTGGGACAATGGACTGAAATCCCTGATTAGTACAGCCTTTTCGGGTTAAAATGGCTGTTTTCCCGATCCCTGCACGAGATGTAAACAGGACTGTACCGGGAGGAAGCATTTTGGCTGAACTATTCTCATAACCCAAGCCGGTTATCTTTTTCTGACTCGAATTTGCATAGATTTGATCCGCAATTTCAGCAGGTGCATACCAATCAATATCACCGTCCCAATAGCTCTGATTTCCTGTACTTGGGGTTCCACCACCCACAATGTCAGCAATATCTCCCAACTTACGCTGTTCCCAAGAGAATGTATAAAAAGGGGGTGTCAGTTGGACAATCAGAGAAATATCCGGAGGTGACTGCAAAAATGGCTGTCGTTGATGAAGGGTGATAAGGTTGTCGAGTTGGCTGAAGTAGTAGGCAATGAGTTGCTGCTCCTTCACTGCTATTGGGTAACTCACGCTTGTTTTTTGAATGTTGCTGCGGCTTAAAGAGAGCACTTTTATGCCCTGCATTAGAGGAAGAAGCTGATGGTGGTAAGCATTGGAATTGAGGTAGTAACCGAGGTACCCCAATGCCATTCTGTTCCGAGGGCGGCACACCATTGTATGTAACCCCGATACTATGGCACTCCCTTGCAAATTACCTATTTCACAGGCTTTTCCGGTCGTTTCATCTTCTGCGGTATCAGCGATAATAACATCACCATCCTGCAATAAAGCCCCATTGAAATCCTCTCGGCATCTATGCGGGATGCGAGGAATATCATCCTTTTGAACATCCAGCACAGAGCCATACTTTATCAGCACATCACCATAATGAACATTCAGGACAGTTCCTTCATCATAACTCAGTTCGGCACGGGAAAGTGTGTTATTCGGGACAGTGCAATCAAACACTTCATCAAACTTACGCTGTTCCCAAGCTATTCGGTTACTGTCGAGCTTACACAGGTGTGAAATATCGGAATTAAGTTTGATATTTCGGGATTTATAGTTGCTATTTCGGGATTATATGCTATAATATAAAATGTGTTTTAGTACTTACTCGCGGACCGAGAGAAAGGAATGATATGATGGCTGTAAGCTATAAAAAACTCTGGCACATTCTGCTTGATCGAGATATGAAGAAAAGAGATTTGCAGGAAGCTGCAGGGCTCACAAAATACGCAATGAATAAGCTTAGTCGTGATGAAAATGTCAGCACTGAAGTGTTGGGAAAAATCTGCTCTGCTTTGAATTGTACAACTGACGATATTATGGAGTTTGTTTCTGACGAAAAGTAAGTCCGTTTTATGGGACACTAGTTGTGTGTATCATGATAGGGGGTAGTACGTTGCCCTTAGAAAAAGAAAAAGGATGGGGTCACAGAATGAATAAGCAACAACTTGCTCAGAAAATATGGGCTTCCGCAAATCAAATGCGTTCCAAAATTGAAGCAAATGAATATAAGGATTACATACTAGGCTTTATTTTTTACAAGTATCTTTCCGATAAGGAAGTTAAGTTCTTGAAGGAGAACGACTATGATAATGAACTCCTGAAAACCGTATCGGAGGAAGATGCCGAAACAGTTGAATGGATCCAAAAAAACATAGGCTACTTTATTGCCTATAAGGATCTTTTCTCCACTTGGCTCACGATGGGTAAGGACTTTGATGTTTCAAATGTCCGTGATGCTCTTTCTGCATTTAGCCGACTAATTTCTAGTTCGCATAAAAGGGTATTTGAAAAAGTATTTGATACCCTGCAAACAGGCCTTTCCAAACTTGGCGATAGCTCCGGTTCACAAACGAAAGCAATTAGTGGGCTGCTGACGCTGATAAAAGATATTCCTATGGATGGCAAGCAGGACTACGATGTTCTCGGTTTCATCTACGAATATCTTATCAGTAACTTTGCAGCAAATGCTGGAAAGAAAGCTGGCGAGTTCTACACCCCGCACGAGGTATCGCTTCTGATGTCCGAGATCGTTGCGAGTCATTTGAAGGGTAAAAGTGAAATCAAAATCTACGACCCGACAAGCGGTTCGGGCTCACTGCTTATCAATATTGGTCAAAGCGTTGCGAAGTATATGAGCGACGACAACAATATTCAGTATTACGCTCAGGAGTTGAAAGAGAATACTTATAACCTGACCCGAATGAATTTGGTTATGAGAGGCATTGATCCCGCTAACATTATCACTCGTAACGGCGATACTCTCGAGGAGGATTGGCCGTACTTTGATGAAAATGATCCGGTCAATACCTATAACCCTCTCTATGTGGATGCGGTCGTGTCCAATCCGCCGTATTCGCAGGCTTGGGATCCGTCTAATAAAGAGGGAGATCCTCGTTATGCTCGTTTTGGACTTGCTCCCAAAGGAAAAGCCGACTATGCTTTCCTACTTCACGACCTGTTCCATATCAAACCGGACGGCATTATGACAATTGTTCTTCCCCACGGCGTACTGTTCCGTGGCGGTGAGGAAGGTGAAATCAGAAAAAACCTGATCGAGAATAACCATATCGACGCCATTATCGGGCTGCCTGCAAATATCTTCTTCGGGACAGGGATCCCCACCATTATTATGGTGCTGCGCCAAAAGCGTGAGAACACCGATGTTCTTATCATCGACGCATCCAAGGGATTTATCAAAGAGGGTAAAAATAACAAGCTCCGTGCGTCTGACATTAAACGCATAGCAGACACCTTTATCAAGCGTGAAAGCGTCCCGAAGTTTTCACGAGTTGTCAGTCGTGAAGAAATTCGCAGCAATGATTATAACCTGAACATTCCTCGCTATGTGGACTCATCTGAAGCAGCCGAGCATTGGGATGTCTATGCGTCTATGTTTGGCGGTATCCCGACGGCAGAAATTGAAGAGCTGGGCGAATTTTGGACGGCGTTCCCGGCACTGAAAAAGGCTCTGTTTACAGAGAGTGGCATCCCCTATGTGAATGTGTCTGTCGATGACATTAAGAGTGCCATCAAGAGCCACCCCGATGTGGTCGGATTTGAGGATGCTTTTAATGCCGCCTTTTCTACTTTCCCGGCGTTCCTGAAAGAAGAACTCATCGACCGGATGGAAAGCATTGAAATCTCTAAGGCTGAAACCGTTCTGAGCGCTGATATTTTTGAGCGTCTGAAGGATATTCCGCTTATCGACAAATATGCGGCGTTCCAACTCCTTGACGACGATTGGACTGGGATTTCTATTGATCTTGAGGTCTTGCAGACCGAGGGCTTTTCTGCGACAAAGGAAGTCGATCCGAACCTTGTCATCAAGAAAAAGGATGGCAAAGATCAAGAGGTGCAAGAAGGCTGGGTAGGTCACATTATCCCGTTTGACTTGGTACAGGCGACTTTGCTCTCCGCAGAAACGGATGAGCTCCACGGTTTGGAAAGCCGTTTGGCGGAAATCCCGTCTGAATATGAGTCCATCCTTGATGAAATGACAGAGGAGGATAAAGAGAGCTGCAACGATGTTCTCACCGAGGAAGGCGATGCTTTCGTTCCGAAAGAAGTATCCAAAAAGATTAAGGAACTGAAGAAAGACCGTTCTCCTGAAAGCGTTGCGCTTCGTACACTCTTAGAAAAGGTAGAGTCTTTGGTCAAGAGCGAGAAAGAAATCAAGGCGGAGATCAAGGCAAAGAGTGCTGCGTTGCAGGCAAAAACAAAGGATACGATTGAAAGACTGAGCGACGAGCAGGCTTTGGATCTGCTCGAAAAGAAGTGGATTGCTCCTCTCATTGAGAGCATTCACAAACTGCCTGATACCGTAATCGACAGCTTGGTGAGCAAAATTCAAGCCCTTCAAAACAAGTATGCTACAACTTTCTTCGAGGTCGAACAGCAGATCAGCGAAACCGAAGCAACGCTTTCGGGAATGATCGATGACCTTGAGGGTAATGAGTATGATATGCTGGGACTTAATGAGTTGAAGAAATTGCTGGGAGGTAGTGCAGAATGACGAAAAAATCAGATGCTCCCGCAATTCGCTTCAAAGGATTCTCAGACGCTTGGGAACAGCGTAAGTTTGAAGAAATCGCTGTGCGATCATCGGTAATATGCTCCGATGATACCCTTCCAAGAGTTGAATATGAGGATATAGTGTCAGGTACAGGTCGGCTCAACAAAGACATCTACGCCAAGCAAAGTAGCAAATCAGGCATCGTATTTCATCAAGGTGATGTCCTTTACGGAAAACTCCGCCCATACTTGCAAAACTGGCTTTTGCCCACATTTGATGGGCTTGCTGTGGGCGATTTTTGGGTATTGCAGCCTCAAAATGCTGATAGCAGCTTTCTATATCGATTGATTCAGAGCCGGCAATTCGATGAAGTAGCTAATCAATCGACCGGGACGAAAATGCCGAGGGCAGATTGGAAATTGGTGTCCAAAACGGTGTTCTCCATCCCGTCAAACATTAGTGAGCAGGCTGCTATTGGTACATACTTTACGGCACTCGATAGCCTTATCACCCTTCATCAGCGTAAGTTTGAAAAGTTGACGAATGTGAAAAAGTCTATGCTCGAAAAGATGTTCCCGCAAAATGGCAGCAGTTACCCCGAAATTCGCTTTAAGGGATTTACTGACCCTTGGGAACAGCGTAAGCTCGGTGATATGATGAATGTTACATCTGTTAAGCGCATCCATCAATCAGACTGGACAGACAGTGGAGTAAGGTTCCTTAGAGCAAGAGATATTGTTGCTGCTGCAAAGAATGAAGAGCCGGATGACTATCTCTATATTTCAAAAGAGAAGTACGAAGAATACAGTACATTGTCGGGAAAAGTCGGTGTTTCAGATTTGCTTGTGACGGGTGTTGGTACTATCGGAGTGCCTTATTTAGTGAGGAATTTGGAGCCTTTGTATTTCAAAGACGGTAATATTATATGGTTCCAAAACTCAGATAAAATAGATGGCAAGTTCCTCTTTTATTCGTTCTCGGCGGAGCAGATTCAAGGCTTCATAAATGAATCAGCTGGTATCGGTACTGTTGGAACTTATACCATTGAAAGTGGGAAAAAGACTCCCATTTCGCTTCCCAATCAGATAGAACAAGCAAAAGTTGGAGAGTTTTTTCAGCAGCTTGACAACCTTATCACCCTTCATCAGCGTGAGTTGGAAAAGCTCCAAAATATCAAGAAATCTATGCTTGAAAAGATGTTCGTGTGACATCAATTTCGCAGGAAGGAGGAAATCGAATGACATTCCAAAAAGAAGCGGACTTTGAGGAAGCCCTGATTAAAGTCTTGGCGGATAAAGGATGGGAAAAAGAAGTCATCAAGAACCCGACCGAGCAAGACCTCATCCGAAATTGGGCAAAGATCCTGTTTGATAACAACCGTGGAATTGACCGCTTGAATAACTATCCTCTTACGGATGGCGAAATGCAGCAGATCATCGAACAGATCACGGAACTTAGAACACCGTTAAAACTCAATGGCTTTATCAACGGAAAAACTGTGTCCATCAAGCGTGATAACCCTGATGATAAGCTCCATTTCGGCACTGAAATCAGCTTGAAAATATATGATCGCAGGGAAATCGCCGCTGGACAGAGCCGGTATCAGATCGTACAACAACCAGTTTTTCCGAGCAAGTCAAAAATGCTGAATGACCGTCGTGGTGATTTGATGCTGCTTATCAACGGTATGCCTGTCATACATATCGAACTGAAGCGCAGCGGTGTCCCCGTCAGTCAAGCATATAATCAGATTGAGAAATACTCATATGAGGGCGTTTTTACCGGATTGTTCTCGCTCGTTCAGGTGTTTGTAGCAATGAACCCTGAAGAAACTCGTTATTTTGCGAATCCCGGACCTGACGGAAAGTTCAATACTGATTACTATTTCCATTGGGCTGACTTCAATAATGAGCCTATCAACGATTGGAAAGCTATCGCCTCCTCGCTGCTGTCCATCCCTATGGCGCACCAGCTCATTGGTTTTTATACTGTTGCCGACAATGCTGACGGTGTTCTGAAGGTAATGCGAAGCTACCAGTATTACGCAGCCAGCGCAATTTCCGATGTTGTGTCTAAAACGAAGTGGGATAGCGGTAAGCAGCGTGGCGGCTACATTTGGCATACCACCGGCTCAGGTAAGACGATGACGAGCTTTAAGTCGGCTCAGTTGATTGCAAACTCCAATGATGCTGATAAGGTTATTTTCCTTACCGACCGTATTGAGTTAGGAACGCAGTCGCTCAAGGAATATCGGGCATTTGCGGACGAGAACGAAACCGTGCAGGCAACAGAGAACACATATGTCCTTTTGACTAAGCTGAAAAGCAACGCAACGGCAGATACCCTAATTGTTACCTCTATTCAGAAGATGAGCAATATCCGAGATGAGGACGGAGGACTTAATGCAAGCGACATTGAAATAATCAACGGCAAACGGCTTGTTTTTATTGTTGACGAGGCTCATCGTTCAACTTTTGGAGATATGCTATCCATCATCAAGGAAACATTTCCCAATGCCATCTTCTTTGGCTTTACCGGCACACCGGTGTTTGAGGAGAATGCAAAGAAAAACAATGCCCAAACAGATGTTTTTGGCAATGAACTCCATAGATATAGCATTGCTGATGGTATCAGGGATAAGAATGTGCTTGGATTTGATCCTTATAAAGTCCTGACTTTCCGTGATAAGGATGTCCGCAAGGTGGTTGCCTTGGAAAAAGCAAAAGCAGCAACCGAAGAAGAAGCAATCAGCGATCCCAAAAAGGCAAAAATATTCTATGAGTATATGGACTCCTCCACCGTCAAGATGGCGGGCTTCTTGGGCGATGACGGAAAGTGGGTCAAGGGCATTGAAGATTATCTTCCAAAAACTCAGTACCTTTCCTCGGAGCATCAAAGCAAGGTTGTTGAGGATATTCAAGAAAACTGGCTTACTTTGAGTCACAACGGGAAATTCCACGCAATCTTTGCAACGAGCAGCATCCCCGAAGCAATAGACTACTATCGACTGTTGAAGGCTGCAATGCCGAAACTTAGGATCAGTTGCCTTTTTGACCCCAATATCAGCAATGAAGATGGTGACTACAAAGAATACAGAGGGCAGCCGATTGCTTTCTATAAAGAGCAAGGCTTAATCGAAATCCTTACTGACTATAATACGATGTTTGGTCAGGATTTTTCGATTGCTACACACGCTCGCTTCAAAAAAGACCTTTCTCTACGCCTTGCCCACAAAGAGCAATATAAGCGGGTCGAAAGAGAGCCTGAGAAGCAGCTCGACCTCCTGATTGTAGTGGATCAGATGCTTACCGGCTTTGACTCTAAGTGGGTCAACACGCTGTATATGGACAAGATACTGGAGTATGAGAACATCATTCAGGCATTTTCCAGAACCAACAGACTTTTCGGACCCGATAAGCCTTTTGGCATCATCAGATATTATCGCAAGCCGCATACGATGGAGCAGAATGTGAGCAAAGCTGTTAAGCTCTATTCCGGCGATAGACCGATAGGTCTGTTCGTTGAAAAACTGTCTTACAACCTCGGAAAGCTCAACGCTGTGTTTGATGATATTGCCTATTTGTTCAAGAATGCTGGTATCCCTGACTTTGAAAAGTTGCCTGCGGACGGAACCGTAAGAGCTAAGTTCGCCTCGCTGTTTAGAGATTTCAACGGATACCTTGAAGCTGCTAAAATCCAAGGATTTAGGTGGGACAAACACACCTACTCATTCAAGGACGAGGAAAGTGGAAATTCGATTGAAATTACAATGGAGTTCGATGAGAACGCATTTTTGATTTTAGCACAGCGTTATAAAGAGCTTTCCGCTGCTTCTTCCGATGATCCCGGATCACAAGACATAGATATACCATACGATCTTGTTGGATACCTGACTGAAATTGACACAGGGGTTATCGATGCCGATTATATGAACAGTCGCTTCGATAAGTACCTCAAATTGATTCGACAGGAAGGTTCGTCCGAGGAATCTATTGAGCAAGCAAAGGCAGAACTTCACAAAACTTTTGCTGCCCTAACGCAAGAGGAGCAGAAATACGCAAACATCTTTCTGCACGACATTGAGCGAGGCGATGTCATTGCCGAGGACGGAAAAACGCTTCGTGACTACATCACGGAGTATCAGTTTAGAGCAAAAGATGACCAAATTCATCGTTTTGCGACTATCTTCGGTCTTGATGAGGATAAACTCAGGAATATGATGGGGCTTAACTTGAATGAAGCGACTATCAATGAGTTTGGCAGGTTTGACGAGCTGAAAAAGAGCGTTGATAAGACCAAAGCAAAAGCGTTCTTTGAAGCATATGAACAAACCAAGTTGATTCCGCCCAAGGTCAATATGAAAACGGATCAGCTTTTGCGGCAGTTTATTCTTACCGGTGGATTTGAGGTTGATATGCCGTAATGAGTGCCATCACCGCTAAAGCAAGCCGAAAAATGAAAAAATATGCGGTCTTAACAAGAGAGCCAAGGTGTTTCCTTGGCTCTTTTGATTTTTCTTGGGAACAGCGTGAGGTTGGGGATTTGCTCATAGAGCGTAGTCAACAAGCACCAATGAGCGATGAATATCCCCTTATGGCATTCATAGCAAATGAAGGTGTTGCCCCTAAAGGTGAGCGTTATGACCGAAGCGCCTTAGTTACGGACACGGTAAACAAGCTATATAAGAAAACAGAGAAAGGCGATTTCATATATAGCTCCAACAACCTTGAAACCGGCTCAATAGGTCTGAATAAGTACGGAAAAGCCTGCATTTCACCAGTATATAGCATTTTTGAACCCACTGGCATTGCTGACTCGGATTTTTTAGGAAGAAGATTAGTCAGAAAAGATTTTATAAATGCTATGGTCAAATGGCGTCAGGGTGTCATTTATGGTCAATGGAGAATACACGAGTCCGATTTTCTGAAAATTGAAATATCTGTACCTTCAGTCGAGGAACAACGGAAGATCGGTGCTTATTTAGACCAGCTTGACAACCTTATCACCCTTCATCAGCGTAAATGTGCATTATTATTCAGTCCTTTTCAGGCTTTTATCTCTATGATGTTCATCACTTCAACATTTTCTTGGGAACAGCGTAAGCTATCCGAAATTACAGATAAAGTCACGGAGAAAAATGCCGGACTACAATATGTAGAAACATTTACAAACTCTGCTGAGTTCGGAATTATAAGTCAAAGAGATTTCTTTGATCACGATATAGCAAAGCTGGGCAGCTTGGATGGGTACTACATTGTAAAAACCGAGGACTTTGTTTATAACCCTCGTATCTCTACTTCCGCACCAGTTGGACCGATAAACCGCAATAAACTTGGAAGAACGGGCGTAATGTCACCGTTATATACCGTCTTTCGCCCGCACGATATTGACACGACTTATTTGGAGTACTTTTTCAAGTGCGGCTATTGGCATTCTTTTATGAATTTCAATGGTGATTCCGGCGCAAGGTCTGACAGGTTCTCGATTAGAGACAATGTGTTTTTTCAAATGCCTATACCTATACCAGATATAGATGAGCAGAGAAAAATTGGCGAGCTACTAACTTGCCTTGACAACCTTATCACCCTTCATCAGCGTAAGTGCATTTTCTTTACTGGAAGGGCGGGTAGGCTTATCTCGACCGTAAACAAAAAGCGAATTACTTCTTCTTGGGAACAGCGTAAGTTAGCATCTTTATGTGAGAAGTTCACAGATGGCGACTGGATCGAATCAAAAGATCAGAGCGATTTCGGTGTGCGTTTAGTTCAAACTGGCAATGTTGGTGTAGCAGAATATTTGGACAAGCCTAATAACAAAAAATGGATATCTGAGGACACTTTTGATCGGCTCCACTGCGAAGAAGTGCTACCCGGTGACATCCTTATTTCGAGATTGCCTGAACCAGCCGGCAGAGCTTGTATTGTGCCGCTTTTAGGCACAAAAATGATTACGGCAGTTGACTGTACGATCGTCAGAACTGCACCTGATATGAGCAACAAGTTCTTGGTTCAGTATTTATCGTCACAAGCATATTTTGATGATGTTAATACATGTCTGGCAGGCGGAACAAGACAGCGCATCAGCCGAGGTAATCTTGCAAATTTCAATGTGCCTATCCCTGTAAAAAAGTCTGAGCAGGATGCAATCGGGATGTTCTTTGGCTATCTCGACAACCTTATCACCCTTCATCAGCGTAAGCCATTTTTAATGAAATGGAGGACTTCTGATGCTAACAGAAACCAAACGAACAGACTTGTTCTGTGAATATTATGCAAAATGGATTACGGTGTATAAGAAGGGCGCAATCAGAAAGGTGACGATGGATAAGTACCTGATGACGCAGAAATGGCTCGTTAAGCTCGTCCCGAACCTGAGAGTATGTGATATGAACCGGATCGCTTATCAGCAGCTGTTGAACGACTATGCTGAGTTCCACGAGCGCCAAACAACAATGGATTTCCACCACCAGCTCAAGGGCGCTATACTTGACGCCGTTGATGAGGGCTTGATTGAAAGAGATCCTACTCGCAAGGCAATCATCAAGGGGAAGCCACCGGTTGCTAAGAAAATTAAGTATCTCAATCAGTTTGAGCTACACACGCTGCTGATCTCGCTTGACCTGAAGGATAAGGTGAATTGGGACTACTTTATCCTGTTGGTAGCAAAGACGGGGATGCGCTTTTCTGAAGCACTGGCTCTTACCCCGAAAGACTTCGACTTTGCCCATCAAACACTGTCCATAAGCAAGACTTGGGACTACAAGGGAAAGGGCGGCTTCCAGCCTACGAAAAATAAGTCGTCTGTGCGGAAAATTCAAATTGACTGGCAAACCGTCATTCAATTTTCTGAATTGGTAAAGCACCTTCCCGAAGATAAGCCCATCTTTGTCAATTCCACTGTCTATAATTCGACGGTGAACGACATTCTCGGCAGGCATTGCAAAGCCTGTAACATCCCTGTCATCTCTATCCACGGATTACGGCACCCGTATGTCAAGCACACGACAAAAAAATATAATTCTGAAAAGCAGAAAACCCAAGCTACCAAGATGGATTTGATAGCCTGGGGTTTCTGTTTTTGTATCGTCAGTTATTCAAAGAGGTCATGGACCTTGTAGACAATCTCTATACGGCTGTCTGGGAATACATATACCTTTTCAATCAGCAGATCGGTCAGCTCGGAAGTTAGCGCATCCGCTTCTGCAATCGAGTGAACGATCTCTTGCCGGCTGCTTTGGCGGGCCTGTTCTGCCCGCTTCAGTTTTGCCTGGGCGGTGACAGCAGCATAGGCATTTTTGACTTTCAGTATTTCTGCGTCATAAACTGCTTTCTCCGATTTATAAGCGTCCAGTTCGATCTGCCCCAGGAGATACTGTTCAAAGAGAGCTTGCTTCTGGCCTTTCAAATCTTCCAACTGTTTCTCATACTCGGAGCATTTGGCGGCGGTGGCATCCAGGTGAAGGGTGCCGTCCTCATGTACAGGCAGCAGGATTTCCAGCTGTTTTTTCAATGTGATAAGCACCGCTTCTTCCAGCCCGGCAGCATCCGCTCGTATAGTATGGCAGCGGCTGTTTGCATCGGCAGTCGAATGGCGGCACATATAAAGCGGCTTCTTTTGCGCAATGCGGGAGAGTGCGTGGTCACAGCAGCCACAATAGACCTTGCCTTTCAGTGGGTACTCCCTGGTTTTCCGGGTCGGCAAGGAAAACCGGCGCTGCACAGCTTGTACCTTTTCAAACAGCTCTTTCTCAATGATTGCCGGATGGTGGTCGGGAATAATGAACCATTTGTCACGGTCCTTCAAGCGGCTCCGCGTGCCGCCCACTTCAATGACTGCCCGCCGTCCAATGACATAGGAGCCGATATAGCGTTCGTCCTCCAGGATACGGAGAACCGTAGAACCGCTCCAGCGGCCACGGGAGCGTGAGACATCGTGGTACTGCTGTCCATGAGCGGCTTTATATTCCCCTGGGGTTGGGATGCCCCGCTTAAACAGTTCCCTGGTAATGGCGGCCGCCCCAATGCCGGTTGCCGCAAGCTGGAAAATGAGCTGTACCACCGCAGCAGTTTCCGGGTTTGGCTCCATTCTGCCATCGGCGCTTTTGCGATACCCATAAGGGCAAATCTTACTCTGATATTCTCCGCGCTGCATTTTGGCGTACTTGGCGCTTTTGGTTTTCATGGACATATCGCGGCTGTAATACTCGCTGATCAAATATTTGAAAGCCACATCCATCCCGCCGGTATCACCTTTGTGCTGATCGCTGTCGAAATCGTCATTGATGGAGATAAACCGGGTGTGAAATAATGGGAACACCCGCTCGATGAAGTAGCCGGTTTCGATGCTGTTTCGCCCAAACCGAGAAAAATCTTTTACAATGATGCAGTCAATCTGATTGGCCCGCACCAATTCAATCAGCTCCTGGACTTTGGGGCGCTCAAAGTTTGTCCCGCTGTACCCGTTGTCGATAAATTCCAGAACCTCTGCGTCAGTGGACTCCGGCATGGAAGAAACAAACTCGTTCAGTACAAGGTGCTGGTTTTCAATGCTCATGCTGTCGTATTTGTAATCCTCCAGGGAAAGGCGAATATATAAGGCGATCACATATTTCTGCATTGGTTCAACACCTCCTCACCATGCTCAAATTCACTTTGAAAACGGAAATGTACCGTAATCTGTTTCTCCCTGGAAACCTCCACACGTTCAATCAGGCGGTCAATCAGGGCTGCCGTCAGCTGGCGATCTTCCTTGATATGCTGTGCATCCTGGGACAGCATTTTATACTGTTCCAGCTGCCTGGCAATAATCGTAAGCCCTGCTTTCAGCTGCTCGATTTCCTCGCTGATTTCCTCGATTTTGGCTTCGTACTTCTCTTTGAAGGCAAAATACTCGTCTTGCGACAGATGGTTTTGGATTAGGCCCTCATACAACCCGCGCTGGTAGGTACGCAGCTGTTGGATTTCCTGTTTCCGACTGGTAATTTTAGCCTGTATGCTTTTCTGCTCCTCAGCTTCTTTGGAGAGGCTTTCCAGGCCGATTGAGTATTGCCCCAGCGTGGTATCAAGCTGCTCTTGTATCATATCAGCCAGAGCATCCAACAGTTCCTTTTCAAAGATAAACGTGCCGGGGCAAGCGCCTTTTTTGATGCGGTTGTTGCTGATGCAGTGGTAGACGTATACATCCGGCGTCTTTTTGCGAACGCATTTTTGCCGGTGGAGGCTGTGCCCGCAGTGGGCGCAGAAGATTTTCCCTCTCAAAAGATTGGGGGACCAGGAATGTATTTCCCTGTCTTTGGCCTGTTGTGCGGCCCGATCCAAGGCTTTTTGCACAGCATCGAACAATTCCCTGCTCACAATAGCCTCATGCGTATCACGAACGACCGTCCATTCATCGGCGCTGGCCCTGACCTGTTTGTGGTCGATGACCTTGGAGATGCCCTGCACAAGATCGCCGGCATAAACTTCTGCCCGGAGAATTTTGGCAACCGTGCGCGTCTGCCAATTCCCATTTCCGATCAAATTCTCATGGGTAATCTCACCCAGCTTTTTCTTGTAGTGACTGGGGGAAAGGACCCCGGCCTCGTTTAATCGAACCGCAATGGTGTTTAGGCCATCGCCTTCAGCGGCCCATTGAAACATAGTTTTGACCACCTCAGCCGCCACCGGGTCAATGATCAGCTGGTGGCAGTCATCGGGGGCTTTCAAATATCCATAGGGTGTACGCCCGCCAACGTACTTGCCATCTTTCATTGCCTGCCGCTGCTGCGCTTTGATCTTTTTCGCTATATCCAGCGCATAGGCTTCGTTAATCATGTTCCGCAGAGGAATGATGATGCCATCATGGGCATGATCCGGGGAGGAAGAATCATAGCGGTCATTCACAGCGATAAATCGAACCCCCTGTGCAGGAAAATACCGCTCGATATAGTAGCCAGTGTCGATGACATTCCTCCCCAGGCGGGAAAGATCTTTGACAATGACACAGTTGATAAGGCCCGCTTCAATATCGGAGAGCATCTGCTGGAAGCCGGGCCGGTGAAAATTCGTACCCGTTGCACCGTTGTCAATGTAGGTTTGAACCACGATGATTTCCGGGTTCTGCTCCAGATACCGGGCGATAATCAACTGCTGGGTTTCAATAGAGGCAGTACGGGTATGCTTATCCTCAACGGAAAGCCGCACATAAACTCCGGCACGGCAAGTTGTATCTATCTCCGGTGCAGGAAGCACCACGGTTTCTTTTCTGCTTTTTCTTGCCACAAATCATCCCACCTTTCTTTGGCTTGTCTGCTCCGCCAGCTGAATCAGCTGAATGGCTTTCTGATATTCATCCTGATATGTGAAGGTGATCTCCAGTTCCTTTTTCCCAATCACCTTGATACTCTGTATCATGTGGACCACAGCTTTGCGGTCCAGGGTCTCCATCGTGGAAAACTGCGTGAAATGAGAAATCCAACGGTTTCGCTCACTTCGGTTTTCCAACACATCGGACAGCTTATCTTTCAGAGTGCGGATCGCTTCTTTCGCATTTTCCGCAGCCCTTGTGTATTTGGCTTTATAATCGGTGTATTCTTCTTTGTTGATTGTGCCGGTAACCAGGTTTTCGTAAAGGCGGGCCTTAAACTCCAACGCCTGCGCCAACTGCCGCTCATTGGCTGCGATGTGGGAAGCGTATTCATTCGCCAGCGCCTGGTTGATGCTGCTCTGGTCGATGCCGTCCAGAATGGCTTGCAGGCAGGTCACATTGTCTATGTACCCCTTCAGGCTGTCTTTGACACACTCCACCAGATCGCTCTCCTTGAGCATCACAGGATTGGCACAGCCATGCTTTTTCCCGGTGGGGCAGTAATAATAGTGGTATTCCTTGCCCTTGACCCGGTTTGTTTTCCGTGTCATGCGCGCCCCACAGCAGCCGCAGATCAAGATGCCGGAGAACAAATACACGGTGTCTTTCTTTGGTGATGTGCGGGTATCCAGCCTGCGGATACGCTGAACAAGCTCAAAATCCTGCTTGGGGATCAGCGGCTCATGGGCGTCGGGAACGCGAATCCATTCAGAGGATGGCCGCTGCTCCATCTGCTTGATTTTATAGTGCGGCGTACCCTGTTTTCCCTGTACCAGCGTGCCAGTATAGGTTTCGTCCTGCAAAATGCGGATAACCGTCGTAGCAGACCATTTACAGTCCTCTTTGTCTGTGTATCCATGTTTGGCATAAGGGAAACCGTTGTTTTTCTTATAGGCCAGTGGCGACAGGACGCCCATATCATTTAAGGTAGTGGCGATCCGCAGTGCGCTTGTCCCATCCAGACGCATACGGAAAATGTCCTGGACAACACGGGCCGCATACGGGTCTGGTACAAGCAGGTTTTTGTTTTCCTCTGACTTCATATAGCCGTAAACAGGGAAAGCCCCAACAAAATCTCCGTTCCGCCGCTTTATATCCAAAGAGGTACGGGTTTTGATGGAAATGTCCCGGCAGTAGGCTTCGTTCATAATGTTCTTGACGGATACGGTCAAGTCGTCCCCGCTGTTCTCATGGGCAGTGTCGATATTATCCGTGATGGCAATAAAGCGAACCCCATAAGCGGGAAACACCCGCCGCAGGTAGCGCCCGGTTTCGATGTATTCCCGCCCCAGGCGGGAAAGGTCTTTGACTATGACGCAGTTGATCTTGCCATCGGTAATATCCTGCATCATTTCCTTAAACGCCGGACGGTCAAAAATGATACCGCTGTAACCATCGTCGATTTTTTCGGATATGATTTCAATGTCCGGGTTCCGTTTAATAAAATTCTCAATCAGCTTTCGCTGATTGGTAACGCTGTCGCTCTCGCTGGAGCGGTCATCTGTGTAAGACAGACGAATGTAAGAGGTTGCCTGATATTTTGGCATGAAAAAGCACTCCTTTCCTCCCGGAAGTTCCCGCAAGAAAAGAGTGGTTTTTGAGGTTTTCAGTTTTCATCCTTTTCCAAGGCCATCGTAACATGGTCTTTGGAAAAAATCGAGGATGTCGATCACCTTAAAATCCCTTGCAGGCATTCCTCCAATGTGACCCCGTTGTTGGCAAAAGCAGCGTTTACCACAAAATCGCCGCAGCGAAAGCGATATGGATTTTTGATTTGGTGAAGAAAGGTTGCAATCCGTTCCTCTTTGGGTAGTGCCTTATCTACCGCAACTTCACGGATGTCAACCAATTCATCGGTTGTAGCTGGTGAACAGGCTTGCATCAACTGGCTCATAGGGATACTCCTTTCTTTGTGGTCGTGTTCAAAGTTACATGAATACGCTGGCAGCCGAAACTGCCAGCGCATGGTATCTAACTTTGAAAGGCAACCCCCATCGGCGCTCATGCACCGATGGGGAATCGCCGCGAAAACAATTTGGTTATCACGCCACATTTGCCACGCACCCCTGACGCCGGGGACAGAACAGGTCTCCGCTGGCGCGGCTGTCATAACTCCGCAGCGTCGTTTTACTCGTGCGCCGCAGGGTTCCCCCCAAGTCTTTGGCGGGCCGTGAGGAAGTATCTTTAAGCCTCCGCGTCCTCATCGCGCCGGATCTGCCACCATCCGGGGTGCAGGGTCGTTGATCGCTCCGAAACAGCTTGTCCATCACCTCCTGGCTGCTCCATCTTCGCGGCGTCCTGCACTCGCTCATACGCGGGTTATGTACCTGTTCTGCCGTGTATTCGGTTGTCAAAGATCAGCGAAGGAAAAATTCCCTTCTTGATAACCATGACAAAAACAGGCGATTTGTCCTGCCTGTTACGCAAATTTTTTGAAAAAATTTTTAGCCTTGCCGCCTGGCCGGGGCTGTACACAGAGCAAGCATCGGGTAAACAAAATAAAATAGGTACTATCGCGCCCAAAGGAGCCTCCTATAAGGTTCTTCCAGACAGAGAATGGGAACGATAAAATATTATTAAGGAGACGATAGTACCTATGGAGATGTTAAAAGAGCTGGGACGGCGTATTCAAAAAGCCCGTAAGGTGAAAAAACTTACACAACAGGAACTCGCTGATTTGAGCCATGTTTCGCTGAAGCACGTTCAAAGTTGTGAAAGAGGGGAAAAGAACCCTTCTTTTGAGGTTCTGCGCGCTTTTTGCAAAGTCTTGAATTTATCTTTGGATTCTCTGATGAATCTCGATCTGCCAGAAGATGA